CCGCAATATGACGCAGTGGTGCCGGCTTCAATGTTACACCCAGCGATCACCACGTTGCGTGCTGTCACACCTGCAAAAGCCGCTTGAATGCCCGCCCGATACGCACCCTCAACAACCGTATTTTCAACCAGTAGTGTGCCACCAGATACAGAATTTTGGCAACCATGCCTGCCGCCGCGCAACCAACAACCACGAATTGTTACATTCGCTACAGCACTGCCGGTATTAATCAGCGATGTTGTTGGGTTAGTGCTTGTACCACGTACTTCAATGTTTTCGATAGTTAATTTTGCTGAACCAGTACTCGGTATGTTGATACCGCCACCGGCAGAGATGATAGCGTGGGCTTTTGTGGGGTCTGTAGGATCAAACTCTAATCCTGCTGCTGCACGGATCACAACCTCCATCGCATAGTTGCCTGTGGTAGCTAACCCTGTACTCAGACCTCCGGTTGTGGTAATAATCTCACCGATGTACCTATCTCCCGCACCACCAGTTCTAGCAGCAAACCAAGTTTGATAGTTTGCGAAATCAGCACCAGATCCAGCAGCACCAATCGTCTTAATTACATCAGCCATTATTTGTCCTCAATACTCTCCGTTGTGACCATCCTTAAATATGCGCCTACCGTAGCGATGATAACAAATACGATACCGTAATGCTCTCCAAGAACATCATAAAACAGATGTAAGTTATATTCTAGGATGCCGATGAATGCTAAGAGCATATTAAACAGCATCGTCTTACTCTTTTTGAGCTTAGTAAGAAAGCTTTTAGTGAATACTTTACCCATGAGAGGATTCCTATTTGAATAGCGATATAACGCTCTAGGAAGCGCTACAGTAGATTATCTCGTGAAGGGAATACGAATGTGTAGGGAATTAATATAATTGATTGTAGAGCGTTACAGAGCGTATTACGGAATCTCTCCGTTAGTGAGATAATAGCGAATGATTTCCCCACGTTCCATTTGCTCTACATGACGCTTAGCTCTGTTAGGAGTTTGCTTAGCCCATTTACTATTTAACATCTCTTTAGCCGCCAAGCCAAAGTCTCCATTGCTTAGAGCCATCCACATCTTTTGAAATTGAGATACGCCAGTAAGACCAAGCTGATATGCCATAGAAATAAGGATCGCTTGTCTAGCTTGATTGCATTTATTCCAAGCAACACTATAACGTGACATTAATGCGTAGGATAACTCACGAATCTTTTCTTTGACGAAGATAATCTCTTTTTCTTTTGTTGTTACTTCGTTTGTTAAAGGTGCATTCTTCTTGTCTGAAACCTTACGTCCGTACCCTGTAGTCACGTAGTGTTCCGAGCAGTAATATTGACGGCTTGACCAGCCTTCTTCAATAGTGATTACGTTCTCTGCTGTCTTCGACATGGTAATTTCCACTCACTCTTATATGTGAGAGCCAGCAGGTATAGCTGCATCATCACGATTTGTATTGTATGTAGGTAGTGGTATATAGGAGATTTGTATTCATGTAGAAATTCAAAAAGAAACACAGAAGAATACATCAAACAAATAATACCAGCCCACCTGAAATCTGTACGATTAAACTTGAAACAAATAACAGCCAGAATTACATTCAAGACAATGTGCCTAAAATAATAAAACTGGCTGTCTGATAACCAGAACAAATACTCAGAGAAAAACATACAACCACTAATTAATATCATTAACTTAATGTCTTCATCCTTACTTAAAAGTAAGATAATGCACATAAATAATAAAGTAATTAGTGTCATTGTTTCTCCTTAGTCTTGTTTTGGCGGATCTTCTTTCTCTGGTGGTGGCTCTTCACCCGGCTGAAAACTATATTTATATTCAATCATAATCCGTTCCTTTTCGTGTGTCAAATTATTTAGATTGGTTTCTTTCTTTCTGTAGAGCTGTCTGAACCGCCATCTCTTTCTGAATCTCTAAGACGGCGGTGAGGACGTGTTTTAAGTCTACTTTCAATTCCTTCTGTTCAGCTCGGATTGGTTCGATAATTTCTTGTACCATTTTCTTAGCTTCTTCAGAGGTAATGAATTCTTTATGTGCTGTTTCCAGTTTGCTGATTTTAGCATCCTGTTTGTTCCATAACCATCCACCCACGGCTATGAGACCGGCCCATCCCCATTGTCCAAACTTTACCATAAACACTTCAAAACTCACCTTTAACTCCTTTAAATAATGTTTTGCCCCTATATAACCAAATCCCTTCAGGAGTGGCTTTGTAGCATTTATCTAATCGAATACCCAAACATTCAGCAATGTATTCAGCACACTGATACCGCTTATCAACAGAGAGGTTGAGTCGGAAAGCTAAACCGAATACACCAAAGTAATCATAGCCACAACCTAGCAGTGATTTAGCTGTTGTGTACACTTCGTTAGCGTCAGTAACATCTACTTCAATGATTTCCCAATCACCTCTGTAGCGTTGCTTGAATTCAATCAGAGGAGTCTTAACAACCCCTTTGAATGCTGCTGACTCATATACATAATCACCAGCTACTAAACCAATATGGCTCCAGCGACTATCTGTTACAGCTTTGATTGCATAACTGAATGGGTTCTTACCTTTACCAACAATCAACCTAACCGTTTGCATATTTTATCCCTGATGAAAGACTTCAAACGTGTCAGGACGAAAAGACAGTTTGTAACGGACGTGCCAGAACAGTTTACCGATAACGTCTGTTGGGATCTCTGGTAATGTACCACCAGTCATTTTCTTTAATGTAGGTGCTGCTTCTTTACCAAAAGCATCAAACATCCCTTTAAAATCACCTTTGTATTTTTCAACAATCAGGCGTTGTGCATCTGACCACACATACACCAATTCCCAATCTTGATAAGTTTCTGTAGCCCCACCTGCTGACTTCTGTTTGGTCATATAGATATGCCATTCATCATCCGTATCTGCGTTGATACCGACTGCACATTTATATCCACCGCTTACAAAATTAAAATCTGCGCCGTCGGGTTTGTAGCCTTTCATAAAGCACCTCTATAAATTTCTGTTTCTAATATTGGAGAGTTTAGTATTTGGTTTACACGTTCTTCTGTAAGGACTTCGATGCTTTTTAAATAGAGAAGTCCCTGCTTAAACTCATTACGTTTCAAGTCTACATAGAAGCCGGAATCCAATATGTCGTAGAAGTCAAACACCGCAGGGTTGGTGGAGGTCAACAGGCGAATAGTGGTCCTTTCTTCTGGAGTAAATCGAAGTTTCGCTGCCTGAATAGTAATCCTATGATGTTTCTCTGGTTCAGCAGGCTCTCCGTCAGTGAATATAGCGTGAGTGCCATTATCAAATATTTTCTTCATTTTATTGGCCTGACATGGTACTGGAGCGTTACTGTATTTACTGTAGTAGTTTGTATTTGTAAACTAAAAGAAGAATTGCACATAATTTCTTCAGAAATTGACATTCCTTGTCCTGCTGATATTGTAGCGGGCGACAATAAATACAAAGGGTCAATTCCTCCAGACGAGAATGTAGTATTCCAAATTTCTTCAGAATCAATGACACAACGTATTATAATATTCTCGGCAGCGGTTAATCCAGAAATAGATAATTGTTTTATAGAGAACTTACCGCTCAAAGACAACAGTGTACGAAGTCCTGTACTAGCGTTGTTGATAACCACTTGCTTAGTACCCAAGCTCCCTATCTGAGATGGAAAATTCAGATCTGGGGCAAGGCGAGGAAGACCTCCGCCACCTGACGCTGCTTTTAAACTAATAGGCATTTATACCTCCCACTCCGTACCATTCCATACAAAAATAATCTCAGCTTCAATATCAAACAAAACACTAGAATCTGTCCCCAGACTTGTCTTGATTAATACTGTACTGCCGAAACGCTGAATTGTAGGAACAACACCTATTTTCTTTGTAAATGTTACCTTGTCACCAACAGATAATGTTGATGTATTTGGTAACGTAATTGTTGAAGCTGTTGTAACATGATATGTCCAACTAGCCACAGTATTTGAGTTAGCGGATAATACTTTATATTTATCTCTAACTAATGAAGCCTTACCTTGACCAGCCATTAGAAATTACACTCCCATACAGTTCCTGTCCATGTGAATACAAAACGGGAATTTGTGTCTAATACAAAAGAGTCATAATCCGCTGCGTCAGCAGCACTATTACCAACTCTAATTTGTTCAGTAGCAATATTATTACATTGGACTGTTACTACATTACCTGAAGCTTTATATACTTCTACTTTACTGCCAGCAGCTAAGCCGGAGATAGAAGGTAATGTTTGTGTAGTGTTGCCAGTAACAATATTATTCTCACCGACAATCAATGCACCTGAAGTAGACAATACTTTAGCAAGACTAAACATCTGCTGAACTGTTCTACCGCCAGTTGTGTCAATAGATGACGCTGGGTGAGCGTTAGGATCTGACCTAAAGGTCAGTCCTCTGTGGTCAAAAGCAGGGGCATCAGAATTGATTACAGTTGTCATTGCGGTGTTATCAAGTTTTACCCTGATAGTACCAACATAAGTGAAACCATATTCTGTTGTCGGTGTTTGAATTACTTGGTTGTTAATTGTACCGTAAGCAATCAAAACACCAGTACTATCATAGATGCCAACTTCACGTAATGTTACACCACCGAACGTTCTCGGAATGTACCCACTTACTGCAATCACTGTGGGGTCTGCAGTATCTTTAATTGGATTAGAGCAATTAACCCTAATTACTTCATTTACCAGAGATGTTCTGGTAGGGTCAACGGCAGGGAGAGACCCACTGCCGTCACCAAATGCCATACTTAAAAGAGTAACAGGCGCCATTGGAGTGGCTACTAATAATTTAGCCCTACCTACATCTGTTAAAATTGTAGCCATTTTATTTCCTGTATTATATTAGTTTCCACCATAACCTGCCGATACCAATGAAAGTCTAAAAGCCCCACCTAAGATATTCAAAGCAGCACCACTGTCTTGGCAAACTTGAACTTTTACTGGCAATCCCCCAGTGTTTACTGGGATCGTTATGGATGTATTCATATTAAATTCATTAGCAGTCACCGCTGGAATTCTTACTATAGAGCCTCTCACTACCACACCATTGAGCATTAACCTAATGAAACGAGTTCCTACATTACTACCTGCCCATGTAATACCTGCATCTATTGTGTAAATTCCAGATCGAGTTGCACTTAGTTCAGTAGATGCGACCCCAGAAGATGCCCCCATGAAGTCTGTTGTGGAAGTATATTCAAGGTCTGTCCAAACATTGTTTGGGATAGATTGTGCAGTGCTACGCTGTCTGTCTGCATATCCATTGTTTAGTCCATAGTAGTTTTTAACTATAGCTCCTTGAACATCACAGTGAATCGCTTCAATCCATTGTTCACCGTCAGTTGTACCTAATGTGGCGTCACTGAAGAAACCATACTCCATTGCTCCGTCAGCCCCATCTGCTGAACAACCCACATACTTAATAGAACGAGGATAATCAGGATAAGTACCTGTGTTAGCCACTCTAAAACCAGCTACGTTAGCAAGTGAGGTCCACACCCCGCCAAAACCAGTTTGGATAGATTTACATCCTGTATAAGTGATGTTCTGAGTTCTATCAGGCATCACTACGCTAGGTGAGCTAGACACAAAACCTGATTGACCGCAACGGTAAGCCACTACCCCAGTGAAGACTCCGTTTTGTACACTGTTAGCGCATTTAGTTCCCCAAGTATAACAGTTGGAAATTATACCTCCAGTCACTTCAAAGAACTCTGGATTTTGGTCTCCAGTAAGATCAATACCTTGGTCAACATTATCCACCATAGGGTTGCTGATGGAGAATCTCTTTGACCCACCTATAGCAATACCCCTAGAAAAACGGTTGAATGATGCTTGACCCGACCAACGGTTCAGCAAGTTCCTGATGCGTGGGTTGATAATAGTAACTCCAGTACCACCCTGTACCCATAAACCGTGAATAGAGTCATCTGTAATTGCAGCAGACACATTAGTACCTCCGGCAATATCGTGAACAAAGATACTTTTGATTACTGCATTATCACAACGAATAACAGCAATACCAGAACCAAAGTCATTACCAAATACTTCTACATCTTCAAGATTGACGTCAGGACAGTCATTCACCCAAACTCCAGCAGCATCAGTTAATGAGCCGCTAGAGCCGTCCCCGTTTCTATCTACAGTAACATCTTTAAGGTGAAATTTAGTACCAGATGCTTGGAATAATGTTCTACGGCTTACACTAGCGGGGGTTAATTGTTTTAGTTTAATACTTTCTAACCAAACCCAAGTCGGAGTTGTGATGTTTCCGCTAACTCCATACCAGATACCTTTAGTACCTGATACCATACATTGTAAACTAGCTGCCACATTTAATGTCTTTGTGATAGCTGCTGCGTTATTAATTGCATTGCTCTGCACAGCACCAGCCATCTCTACATTCAAACTCTCACCACGAATACGTACAAATACCCCTGTACCAGAACCAGTCCAGTCTAGTAGTGTAGGTAAATCAGCTTGAGTACCATCCCAAGCTAATATTGATTCTGGAGAATAGTGTGTAATCCCGTTATGTAGTGCTTTATTTGCGGTAGGATTCCATACAAATAAACCACCGCCACTTGGGGTAGAGGTAAGTGCGGCCCAACCATCGTAGAAAGATATAACTTTATACACAGTGTTAGTCTGTGCATTTGCCGCCGTAGGCAGTGCTTTCAAATGCGATACGTGTGTATCAATTAACTGGTTAACTGAGGCCGCGAGTTGTGGGCCTGATGTATTTAATGGATCACCAACCACACCAGCATATAATTTTGTAATACTCATTTCTTTCCTCTGTTATGGTTGGTACAATATGGTATCTTCTGATAATTGTCCTGTAGAGACTAAATACCCACCAACTATTAGATCTGTATAAACCGGATTGCTTTCAAACAACACTTGCTGTGTGTAGGCAGCACCGGAATAAGATTGTGCTGTATCAATTTCCATTGTATTACCGAACACTAAATCTACAGCAGCGGGTATTGTTTTACGGATAGTTGTTGCCTTGGAAACATACTCTGCTCCAAGAATCTCTAACACAACAGCAGCAGGATATTGCTCAGAATACTTAATTGTTGTTGCTCCAGTAATTTGTTTGGCGGCAGCAATAACTTCTTCTGGCGTACCCGATGAATTGTTTATGAATACTTTAGTGAGAATAGCACTTCTATACTCTTCATCAGTTCTACTCTGTCGAGCTTCTTGTACTTCTTTCCCGATAACATCTAAAGCGTAGCCATACGCTGTATCAATACCGAGGGATTCAAGTAAAGTGAAGTATTCATTCTCTACGTTCTGTATTTGTGTATGGAATACTTCAACTACTTTCTGAATGTTAGGACTATTTCTAAATTGATAGAGGAGCAAAGCTTTCGCTTGCTCCACATGATTTGTTATCTTAACTGGGTACATGATATTACCCCGCAATTACTGTGATACGACTAATATCAAATACAGCTTCATCCTTTCTACCAATAGTAGTAATGCCGCTAGACAATACAGGGGTATCAGTGGGAGTTAATGTCTTACCAGCAGTGACAGCGAGGTTACTGATACCACTTACTTTAGAATAGATAGCACCCATAATACGTTGAGGGATTACATCTTCATTCAATCCTAATGAGTCACCATAAGATTTCACTGCGTTAGCAATCTGCACAGCACCATCTGACGGGAATAATTCTTCGCTGTATAGTTGATATTCCACACGAACATGAATATACTGGTCAACAGGACGGGAGTAGAAGATTGTTTGTGTTTGGTTTTGGCTATCAACAATGTTTGTGGATGTATTACCGAAAGGTTGAATACCCGCCGGTTTAGTGTTCCATACCGTATTAGCTACAGCTAAGTCACTACCACCTTTAACGGTACATTCAATACTCTTAGCTGGTAAACCGTTTGAGTTTGTTGTGTTCGTCCAGTTTTCTTCTACTACCGCACTCACTACACCTTCAGTAGACGATAGTGCTGCGAAGATAGCATTCACTGTAGCTTTACCTTGCCCGCCAACACTACCATAGAAACGGCTACGTAGTTCAGCGTCAGTTTCTTCAGCTCTACCTGTCACCCACTTCTGATTGTTGGTTACAACAATAGATGGTAACGTGGTGACTAAGTAGTTTAATGTGTTTGCTTCATAGTCTTCTGTATTAGCAATCAGCGCTTCAGAAGCAACAGAATTTGTTACATTGAAGATAGCTAAGTTTGTTGATACAGACACAGAGAAATCTGTTTGACTTGTTAACTGAAGTCTGTTAGCATTATTACTTACTGAGATTGTAGTCAGAGATGACAATACTGTTTGAAACAGAGAAATTATTTCAGCTTCTGTTGCTGTAGCATCTGAGATAACAGAATAAACTACGCCATTGACGGACAAAGAATATGTGAAGTTATTAGCTACGGTGATGTTGATGTTCACAGCTTTCAGTGTAGCACTATTCAATGTCAGTTGAGCTAATGTCTGGACAACATTACCGGCTAAATCTTTTACTTGTGTACCTGAGTTGATGTTAGCACCTAACGTACCAGTGAACTCTAATGTACCATAAGCTTTCACAGCTTGTAAGCGAGTCATTCTTGCTCTACGAACAATACGTTCTAATGCAACACCTGTAGCTGTATCAGGATCGCCAGCACTCCATTGTGCTGCTGCTAATTCATAAAGTTCTGATACTTTCAAGCACCAGATTCTATTTAAAATACCAATGAGTGAGTCATCACTCATATCAAAATTAGGATTACCCGTTGCTGTAATGAAATCACTTTGCACTTCTGCAATAATGTCTTGATAACGCTTCAGGTCATACCCAGTTGTTGTAATTGACAATCTCTTATCCTCACAGTAATTCTATTGGCTGGATATTGAATTGGAATGTAACACCCTCGTCTGTGGTTGCTACAAAAGAAGCTGTATATACACCAGTGCTATCCAGAATAGATTCATAAGCATCAAGTGTCAGGACACCAACAGTGTCTGTGATTTCATCAATGAATATTGTATCAACTACTTCTTTCTGCGTCTTACCCAGAACAGTCCCAAAGTAATCAATACCGAGCGTTGTATCTTTGAAGTATTCACCACGATAACGTAATAAGCGAATCTTAATCTTCTGAGCTACAGACATGGAGTTGTCAGTCGTCAATACAAAATCATTCCAGTCTATATCGTGTGCTGATGTTAATTTAATGTCTGCCATTATAGACCCTTAGATGATGGGCCACTGCCCTGCTGAGCTACCGCCAGTAACATTTGCTTTGGCGTTATCTTTGATGTGATTAACAATAGCGGAGGCTAAAGCGTCAATAACGGAATCATTTGTGATTTCTCCATTATCAACATCAATAGCATTTACTGCGGATTTGATTGCAGCAGCAAGAGATGAAGCACTCATTGCCATTCTAAGTCTCCTAATATATTAAAGCCATTGGCTTATTTTGTCAACAGCTATTTTTTAAATGTGTCAAGCTTGGCCTTCAGTTGCATTATCTGTGCTTTACTGTTTAAAGGTGTAGGGCCGAATATAGTGTTGACTGTGGTGTTAGCTATTGTGTCAACAATGTCACTGAGTAAAGCAACCAGTTCTTCTTGGTCATTGTACACAGAATATTTAGACTTACTATGTATCTCTACATTACCATCTTCTTTCAGTACCAGCTTATTGTCTTTAAACTTAAGAACAACATCTTTCTTGTCTGGTTGTAAATGACTATTCTTTGTGTACAATCCAACAATAGCAACAGCATCACTCATGTCGTGCATACGTTGCGTTGGTTCAGTAACAGAGCCACCATCACCTTCCAACCATTCTTCAATGTTACGCATTGAGAACTCAATCCAAACTGTATCACCAATCTGAATTGGAAATGATAATAACCCTCCACCAGCAGAAGGGTTAATCACGGGAACATTGAATATCTCAGGACATTCACTCACTTGTCCATCAGAATGCTGCATGTCAATTGTAGGACGAACAGAAATAATATTTTTACTTTCGTATTCAGAATTGTCAGTTACAATAGCTGGAAGTCCAGTGAAGATTTGTGACTGCAATGATTCCAAATGACTTTTCATAAAAGCTTTTAAGCTCATGCTATCTCCAATACTACTTCACTATCCCAACCACCGCCATCTAAATAAGATAGTCGTGTATCAACTGAAATTACTTTATATAAACCTTTGTATTGACCTTGTGTGATTCTGATAAGCTGACCTATCTTAATACGATGGTCTAAGAATGTTACCAACTTGAATCGTGCAGGAGTTTCAACTGAAGGAACCTCTTGCTTTGATTCTTGTTCTGGTTCCATTGACTTCATCAGGTCAGCATTAATATCATACTGCACAGTGAACTTATTGAATGTACGAGGATGAATGTATAGCTCGTTTAGTGTGATGTACCAATTGTACGCAAATTGCTCACATACTTTGTCCAACAACTGAGAAGATAATCCTTGGAAACTATAACCACCTTTAGCTACAGTTTCTTCAGGGGACGGTAACGAATCTAAGTTCTTAGCTTTTGTTTCCAGAAAGCCAGTGGCAATCCCTTGCTCTTTCATTGCGCCAGCAATATCCGTAAGTATTTGAGAATACTTTGTATTTGGAGGCCAAGCAAAAGATACTCTCGAAGTCTTTAATTGCACGTTACTATCTACACACTGTATCTCAGTGACAATATCCGTACCTTGTTTTCTACTGAAAGCTCTTTGAGATGTTCCAGTGAATACGATACCAACATCTTCACCGTACCCAGCTTCAAGGATTACGTAAGCATTCTTTCTTTCAAGTTTAGCTCTTGTTTCTTTTGAAGCGTTGTATACTCTGATAACTGATGTAGATACGTCACCTTCTTTAGCTGCACTATTAATCTCAGCAGTCATGTGTAAGTTGGTGATCATTACGCTATCACCACCGGATGTTGTCTTCGTCTGATTGGCAGTGTCTGTAGAAACGCCTACAAGGTTCCCTGTTGCATTATCTTGTTGTAAGAATACGGTAGGGTGGTATGTCTGCTGTAAAGCGCTCAGAGGGCTTCCTGAAGCGTTTGGTGAGGCTTTCCATGCTGTAGAATAGCCTTGTTTAATATTCGCTGGTGCAGACCCACCCGTATACGTAACTTTTTGTTCAATTACACTCAATCGGTAACTGCGGTCAAACACCAGTGACATTAGAACACTCCTGCTTCTTCTGCGTTAGTGAGATAAACAAACTCATACTTCAAACCCTGTCCAAAGTTATTACGTCCAAGGTCTTCAATACTATCTGTATTATTCACAATATAGATATTACCACCCAGAGGGTTATTAGATAGCTTACTTGTAGCACATACACCAAAACAAAGTTTAACACCATCCATTAACGTATTCTTGTTCACATCAAGTAAACTAAAATACCAAGAGGATTCTCTTGTGTTCCATTTCATTACGGAGTAGAGGATTTGATTGTTCAAGCTGATACGTGTTTCAGAATAAGCGTCTGTTGGAACAAATATAGATAAAGCCATTAACCTGCTCCTGTGATACCATCAGGTAATCTCGCACCACCCAACCACTTATTAATTTGTTCTTCAGGTAATACCGCATCCGCACCGGCCCGAAATAAACTTTCAGGTTTAGTATTAGACTTACTACCGCTGTCTTTCTTTCCAGCAAGTGCATCAGCTTTAGCTTTTTCTGCGTTTACTGTATCATCAGAAGATTCCCCAGCTACTTCAACTAAAGAAGCTTTAGCTTTGTCTACGATACGTACTTGTTCAATTGACATATTAATACGCCAACTCCCAAGCCCTTCAACAACACCTTTCTGTCCACTGAAGTCTGTAAACAAACAGTTCTTGTATGGAGATAAACGGTTGTCTAAGAACACCGTAAATAGTTCACGAGATTTACGTAAAGTATCTAAACCTTGAATGTAATCTTTGATACCTTTCTGTGGAGAGTTCTTAGTGAGATTGACAACTTCAGTGATCACACCAGATAATGTAAACGTAGAATTTTCAACAACAGAATGATCTGTAATAGAAGCCCCCGATTCAACGGGGAACTTCGTATTAGTATTTCTATGTTGAAACCCTACATCAGTGGTGGCTGTCAATTCAAAGACATCACCAGCTTTTGTTTTGATGTAGAATACAGCCATTACCTTACTCCAACAGATTGCATGCCAGTCATACGCTCTAATTCCTTCTTCACACTTTCACCAGCTTTTTCTGGGTCAGGTGAATTGATTGTGATACTGATATTACCACCAACAGTATTTTGTGAATACCAAGATGTAAAGTCTTTCAATCCAGCCATAGTATAATCGAAGGATGTTTTAGCAAAACCTTCCAGTGCCGAAAGTATTACTGAACCGTGTTCTGTCTGAGAAGCAACGGGCATATTCTTAGCGATGTCTTGCCCAAATTGAGCTAATGGCCCTACTGTGAAATCACCGCCAACAAGTTTAGCGTCTTCAGCACTACCCATACCCATCATCATTCGTCGTTGGGCGTGTACTTTCTTACTCTTTTCTTCAGACCAACCCTTATCATCAAACAAACCAACTACATCATCATCAAAGTATGCTCTGATTTCATCAAGTACACCTACGATTGTAGTCAGAATAACGAGAGGTGTTTTGAAAGCAGCAGCCATCACTAAACCTAAATTCTTCATATTAGTAATCAGAATAGGCATAGCCACTATTAAAGCCGCCAGAGGGTTATCAACAAACCATCCTATTGCCTGACCTACCGTTTCTACAGAACGTAAGAAAGAAGCAAACCATTGTGTAGCACCTCTCACTACAACTGACAGTACATCAAACACTTTCTTGTATATTCTGCCAAGACGCTGTAGTGTATCTTCATTATTGTTAACCAGATCAGTTATTGTTTTGAAGAAGTTTTTCAGACCTTCAGTAAAACCACCTTTATCTAAGTTCTCAGCAGCAGTTACAGAGAAAGCTGCTTTCATTCTGTTCTCTACAATACCAAGCTTATCAAGAGATTTAGTATAAGCGTCATTGACGTTTACCAACTTCTCCATTTGTAATACGAACGGAAGAATATATTCGGCACCAAGTTGTCCTTGCTCCATCATTTTAAACAACTCTTTAGCTGTTTTACCTGTGGATTTTTCTAAGGCTCTCATTGCTATTGGTAATCTGTCGCCTAGCTGTTCTTTACATTATGTTCAGGAAGGGTCGTTAACCCTTCCCCGCTTTATTCAAGCTGCTTACAGTCTCCTGTAAGATCAGACCATATCTTCACCTTCAACTTAATGTTAAGGGTTCCCCATTTCGACTCACTTGAGTCTACGTCTTTCGACTGGCCGTTGAACGTTCAGAAAAATTCATCAGAAATGTTTTTATAACGAATCTTATATCTAATTCGTTTTATCTCTATCGTACTGAGCTTGTCATTGCTACTGAGTTTCGCAATTTCTTTATCACCCAATCCGTCTAAAATTCTATAACAAACCCACTTGACAGTATTCACAGAGAAGTCATTGGGATAGTTATGTTCTATTTTGTAAAGCTGCCTTATGTGGAAGTAACAGTCGCCGGCACGTATCAATCTTATAACACCTTTGGATGTGTTAACTTCCTTAGCTATATCACAGATTCTGTGTCCGTTGACAAGCATTTGACAAACTTTATGTACAGCGTCTTCAGTTAGACTCGCATTGTATAAGTCTGAGCCTTTACCTTTAAGTCCTGTAGAAACTGCGTGTCGTTGATTTTGACTGGCTGTTACCCACTCAAGGTTTTCAACGTTATTGTTTAAAGAGTTACCGTCTTTGTGGTTGACTTGCAGCTTTTTGTCTGGACAACCTTGCCATGCTTCAAGAACTAATCTGTGTACTTTTCTATTGTACACGACACCTTCTACGGACAATCTCACATAACAACTAGGATAATTATTTATCACCTTAATTGATTGTGCGATCTCTTTGTTTCTTTTTATATTAAAAACTTTACCACAAGCACTTACTGCATAATTTGGGTAATCTTTCAATACTATAACTTTTATCTTATTTACAAACATTTCTGCTCCTACTGATTTTCAGAGAATTTTCTGCTTCGCTGCGGATTGTCTCTATTGTTGACGTTTTTACCATCACAAACACATTACTGTTTGCTTTGTATATTATACACGGTAGTCAACACCTGTCAAGATTTCCCCGCAATTAAAGGAATATATTTTTCTGCACATTTCTATGCAGCGAACCTAATTTTAAGTTCCTGAGCCATTACTTGTTGTTTAGAGAACATTTGTGCTACAGCTTTTACTGTACCAGCCATATCATCTTGTGACAACTGAAGAATAATACCAGACTTAGTTAATGATTCAAATGCTTGCTTAGTTTGGTCAAGAGAATATTTATCTTGCATTGCAGCACGAAGTTTAACAAAGTCTTTAGTCGTATCTTTTAACGACAAACCATTTTGTACAATAACATCTTTCAGATAACCTACTGTAGCGGCAGCTTGCTCAGAATTATCTGACACAGCTAATACAGAAGCATTCATTGAATCTAATGCTTTAATCTGTTCTTTGAAATACGTAGTACCTGCAAACAAAGCATACAAACTAGCATACTCTCGCACCATATTGCGTGTAGAGTCCTGTAAGCTACTCATTGCAGCAGCAGCACCCATACTATGCCTACGCTGTTTCTCAAGCTCGTGGTTCATCCTAGACAGTTCTTTCGTCACTGTTCTAAGCTGATCTATATTACCTGATGCAATAGCTGCATCAATCTTAGCACCACCAAGAGGACGATAGCGTTCTACATCTCTTGCTGCGCGAACAAATGCGTCAGCACCTTTCTGTGTGGTTTGTTTCTGAGCGCCTTGTACTAACATCGACTGTTGTTGAGAAGTGTAGTTCTGAAAACCACCACCCTTCTTGATAGCGTTGAATGTGTTGTTAGTAGCAGAACCTGTTGGTGCTGTCAGCAATGTAGCTACACGAGCATTAGATTCTTTCAAATCTCTATTCAGTTTAATTACAGTAGCACGAATGGATTTAATCTTTTCTAATGAACCACCACGAGCAGCTTGTCTTGCTGACAATAGAGCTTGTAATGCGTGTTGTCTTCCTTCGGGTCCACTAGACTTCAGATCACGGAAAGCTTGTAGGTTAGTGAGAGTACCTAGTGACCTGCGTTTACGTAATCGTTCGTTTGCAATACCTAAAGCCGACTGGTCAGATTGCATCTTACGATAGTAATTGCCCATAGCTTTAAGCTGAGGGTTCTGTTCATTATTCAATAATCCACGAACAGCTTGTTGTCTCTTTGCTGATTCTATAAAAGATTGTGATGGATTCTGTGCTGGTTTGGCTTTATTGTTTAAACGATACAACGCTTCTTGTCGTTCAATCGCTTTCTTCTGTGTCTTCTGTAAAGCTTTTTCAACAAGATTGAAGTCTCTAGCTTTTTGTTTAGCTAGTTTTTCTTGCAGTTTAATTTGAGCTTTGACATGACTATCCTGTAACGCAATAGATTGTTTTACAGTTTTCTTTTCAATGTCTTCTTTTTTCTTAGCTGTTGTTTCAGCAACTTTTACAGCGTTATCGGATATTTGCTTCTCAGCTTTTAATCCGTTTTTAACACGTTTAGCATCTACTCCAACAGCCAACTTTTCTAACGATTTGTGTAAATCTTGAATTTGAGATTTGACTTTTGATGTATCAAATCCCAAGCTGACAATAAAATCTTCAATTGGGCTGGACATTATTTCTCCCGCAGTTTAGCATCCTTTCGATATGCTTCTTCTTTTGTATATTTGATTGTCAGATATTCTCGTAGTTTCAAGCATTCAATATATGTGTACACGTTCATTAATTCCCATGCACTCACTTTGAATTCAGTCATTTCAGATATTTGATAAAAGAACCAATCTTCATCATCAAGAAGGGTGCCTTTCTTTATCGCAGCCAATACTTGATTTAAGTAGGGCTGGTCATGCTCTGAAACTTCTCTTGAAAACGAGAAATTAAACCCTTTCCCTTGAAAAGACTCCCGAAGTTCTGTTCAATAGCAAAGGCTACTAATTCAATCAACACTTCATATTGGCCCATGATAATATCAGCCAACTTAACTTGAACACCATCTTTAACTAAATAAGCTAACAGACGATTGAAGATCATATCTTCTAAATTGATTTGGTCTAATTGTTGTAACAGTAAAAGTGCCATCTCACGGAATGTTTTAGGTGCTCCATGAAACACATCATCATGTCGTGAAGCATCGAATGATTCACCCACTAACGGTAACAACACTTTAGATAATTCTACTGAGGTTTTGAAACCACTCATACCATCTAAGAGTTTAATTTGATATTGACTTCCGTCAATCTCTGTCATACGAAAATTATTTGCTGGCATTTGCATTTGAAAGTTCTCCTTTGTTCATTACGAGAATACTGATGTAATCTGTTTCCCAACAGACTTCACCGCTTCACCTACTTTACGGAATAGGATTTGCTCATTCGTCAATAATGAATCATCTAGTTTAATGTTCTGGTTAGGCTGCATGTCAATACAGTACACCGACCATGTTGTAGCACCAGCCATATTCGTATAGGATTGGTCTGGATGCTTCTGAATGAATGATGATGTTGACTTCCAACTCACCATTAAGTTATAATCTGTAAACACTAATTGAGGAAGCTCAATAGGTTTTCTAGGGTCTTGCATATTACGCTGAATATCTAACAACCACTTATTGTTCTGACTCATCTGAAGTAGAGTGAATGTTACAATAGCGTCTTTGTTTGTTTGTCTCTGTAATGCCGTGTTACCATCGATACCCTTTACTACGCCGATATTCTCAGCAGCGTAGGAAATGTTAACCATCTGGTCAGGAGCAAATTCAGTGATAGGTTGACTTCCTAATACTAAAGAAACTAACCTTGGGTTGTATACGGCAACCGACCTATCTTTGAATAGTGACCAACCACTACCGTTAAAGTTCAACACAATCACCTCTTAAAGTAAAAAGCCCCGACAAAGCGGGGCTAATCATTACTAGCCTACACCAAGAAGTTCGGCTGCGGCTGCGACTTGGGACGCAATGCCGAGGGCTTGAGTGATTTCACTGTTAGAAGAAACAGGAATCATGTTAGAGACAAAGAATTGCCAGCTTTTCGCGTTCTGACCATCCGATAATGTTACCGGAGCAGCAGTTTTTAGGTGTGCGTCACGGCATTCATACAGGGTTGAACCAGATGGGTCTACAATGGTCATGTTCTCACGAACAATATCGTCAGCACGTTGCTGTGCAGCATAGATGTTTGATAAGTATAAGTTACACTCAGCATTCTGTAACAGAGTGATTGTTACCATTGCTGTGTAGTTGGCAATCTTTGTAAGTGCCACATCGCCGGCAGCGCCCACAACCTCGTCAGTTAAGTCGGAGTTAGGGGTGATAGTAACGAATTCACCATCTGCGTAACCCGTGATCATAACCCCACCCCAAGAGATGCGCACACTTTGAGGTGAGTAAGTTTTAATATAAGCCATTGTTTACTCCAATTAAGCGTTAAAAGAAATTGCCAGTGTACCGGTGATGTCAATCAATTCGATTGAACCAGACAACTCAGCTTTGAAGTAACCTTCGTCCAACAGACCTAAACCTTTCTTCGCAGCGGATACGTCACGCTCATCAGGTAAAGTGATTAAGTAGTTGTCATTGATGAAGCTACGGCGAACAAACAGATCCAGAGTTTTAGCAATGGTAGAACGAACAGCGTTGATACCGTTGTTGTTGTATGGCAGCTTACCGCCTTTCTGAGACAGTAACAGAGCAGTCAGGTTAGCTTTCATTTCATTCTCTAAAGCATCACGACCACGGATGTTGTCAATGCGCTCACCACCAGCAACCAGACCACCACGAGTAGCATTCTGACCACCTTCTAAACGAATGAATGTAGCATTACGAGCAGACAAATTATTCTGTTGTGTTTGTGTCAGGACATTACCGTCTACATTCTGAGAAGCAGCCAGAGCAACTACGTTGTTAGTCCAAATTACTGAACCAGCATCAAACGGAGCATTGTGACCTACGTAGTTTAATTCCACGAAGTCTTCATCAGCACGTTGATGATACAAACCGAATGTACGGAAGTAACCAGCATCTGACAGCTTACCTAAGATGTCACCTGATACAGCAGCACCTTTAACGTAAGTACCGTAGTTAGTAGCACCTTCAACAGCAACAGCATACAGTTTACTACGGGCTTCTACATCAGCAGCCATAGCTAATACCCATGCTTCTGAATGGTCTTCTGATGCAATGAAGTAGCAATCTGAGTCAGCGTCTAATACACGTTGCAGAGCTTGTGGAGCAGTAGCTGTAGAGGTATAAGAATCTGTTACGTTCAGTAGAGCAGTTACAGCAAACTTGTTAGTACCTGTAGGAGCGATTGTAACAACGCCAGTAGCTGCTGTAGCGGCAACTAATGCACCTACAGTAGATGCTTCAACAGCAGCAGCAATAGCTGTAGCGATTGTAGTAGTTGTATCTGAACCAGTAGCTGTAACAGAGATATTAGCCGATACAGCACCTGAAGCGATTGTGAAGCTATAAATCTTACCAGTAGCAACAGCGGAAGGAGTCAGCTTTAAATCAGCTTCAATCTGACCAACTTTAAACGCTTTACCAACTGGGGTGTTAGCGAAGAATTGAGTAGCAGCTTTGTATACACTGTGAGTAGTAGGGAATACTTGACCAACAGATAAAAGATTAGAATAAGCGGTAACTACTTCCTGAGTGAAGCGGTGTTTCGCTAAGAATACCGGAGTACCATAACCCTGACGGCTAACAGTAACACCTTGTAAAGAGATGGTGACATTTGCAATGTCGGTAATAGCACCAGCCATTATTAAACCTCGTTAGTGTTTATGTTTATTAAAATAGGATCAGGGTCAATGAAATGATCATGTAGTTCCCCGTTGAGAATGATTTGTACGATATTACCTTCAGAATCAATTTCAAGAACATCTCTGAATGTAATGTCAATAACTATTGTGGATAAATCAACCCACTCTGTTTGACGCTGTATCATCCCTCGCTTAACATCATTAGAAATCTTAAACAATCTTCCTCCTGTGAGGTCAGATACTTTGTTTCTGAAGAATGATGTTGTAAGGGCTTTATGAAGACTTAACGCTATACTGTGAACATCGTCTGTCTGTCTTCCGACAAAATCTATTACGAACTTGACAATGTAATCAGTCTCGTATAATCTGTTACCATTATCTGCATACTTCTCATTGACTAGCTCAGCACCACCCCAGAAGGAAGCATTGAGGAAATCAACTAAGCAGTAAGGGTAAGGTAAATCAACGGCTGGTTGATTTGTAGATGCTCTGTCTGTAGAACGTTTCTTTATTACTGCTGGAACTAATTGTCCAACATTAGAAGATGATTTGATTTGAGCTAATCGTGTACCAACAACTTGTTTTACTAAGTTGATAATACCATTTTGTTGTGTGTTGATATTAAGACTGTTTGTATAACTCATAGCTTAGTCTTCCTTACCAACAAGAATTCTCTGTGTCGAATACGTGGAAGTTGCACTGACCAATTACGCTCTTGAATTACTTTGTATCGCCAACCGTCTAGCTCTACTTCATCACCAGTAACACCAGTCTTTTCGTTATCCGGTTTTAGCTCTGATTTAGTGAAGAATACTAATACATCTTCAATCTTAACACCTTCAGGTAATACTTTAGCTACTTCACCTTTCTGTACGTTAGGTACTGGTTGCCAATTACCGGTAACGGTGAATGTTTGTTTCTGTGTCACTACAACGTTACCATTGTCATCAAGAGCTTGTTCACCATAACGTGTAACTTTAACAGAGCTTGTATTAAGTAGTCTCATAGTGTATGCACCGTCCCTCTCCAACTAACTTTCCAAGCGAAGTTATCAGCTAACTCAGATGTATCAATCAATGGTGTTTCATTAGTAGTTACCCAGAGGACATCTGGATTACCGAAGATTTCATTAGCGGAATGAACAGCCCACATACCGAACTTGTCAGCTAGGTGGTCATTAGTGAAATTAGGATTCTTCACATAATCACACAACCAACCTTTTAATAATTTCTTGAAGCTTCCTGCTTCCATTTGACCTACAATTGTATCTGAGTAGTTATATGATTTCTCAGAGCCGAGTACAGGTCTGACATACACACCAACACCATGTTCGTGTATACGCATCAATTCTGTGTAATGTAATTTAGATGAAGTGTGTATTCCCTGTGACTGGAAATAACCTACTTCAATCTTCTGTCTGTTCAGTTTCTGGAGTTTTGCTACCAGCTTTGCGAGGTTTCCGTTTCTCTTGAACGTTACTTTGCTCGTCATCGGTACTCCATTCTTTAACTTCACCAGTAGTGTTATCCACCACTTTAATAATAGCCATTACTTAATCTCCACCAGACCTCTGCGAGATTGCATAATGTCTGTCCAATCTTGTTGGTCATAGCCTGTGAATACATCTTGGTCTTCAATGACACGATTACGCTCACTGAGAGACACGCCACCGATATAAATACCAGCACTGTATCGTGATGTATTAGCTTTAACGAAGTCGTCTAGTAATTGCTTGTAGCGCTCATACAGACGTTTGTATTCGATTTCCACTTCACCAACTTTCTCTCTGTCAGCAAGTGTACTAAAATGTGCCTTGATTGCTTCCATACAAAGAATGGATGCTTTAACCACATCATTATTGTATTTAACCAAAGCAGAAGAAATTGCATTGTCGGTGATATGTTCACCTGAAGGGTCGCCTATGTTAACCCTGACTTGAGCTAACTCACAGTTAAAGTCTAAATCAATTGCCATCTAATATTGTTCCTGTGAGAAAGAAGGGAGGGACAAGCCCTCCCGCCCCAATTAAGACTTGGTAGCCTTGATGATTGTCAATGGAGACAACAGGTAATCACCAAAGTTACTTTCGTACATGATGTGAGTACCAGTGTGTTCATTGTCTGAACGCCATGCGTATTCTGGCAGAGCTACAGTGTTAACGTAAGACATAGTTTCCGCTGGAGCATAGCGACGAGCAAACATACCTTCAACACCGGCTGGCATGATGTATGCTTCGTTAGTGTTAATCAGGTCAACACCACCAATCTTAGCATCGTACTGGATGTAAACGATGTCATCAGCGCCAACGTACATGCGATACTGTTTAGAGAAGTTAGCCAGACGTTTCAGCAGTGGGTCTTGACCCCACATGTCGGTACGGTCCACACGAGCTTGTTCTTCTTTCGGGTGATGGATACGATCTTTGAAGAAGTTACGACCACACAGGGCAACATAACCGGAAACGGTTTGACCATCTAACAGGTTTTCGTTGATTAATGCACGAGCATCTTCACCAACTTCTGCTGGATATTTAGTAGCGTCAGACAGTTGGAAGTTAACTGTTGGGCGAGCAGCAGCAGAAGTACCTGCGTATTCAGTATAGAAGTCAGTTACTGGAGCTGAACCGTTAGGGACGTATGAAGTACCAGTGGTGATCAGGTGAGCTAAACACTTCTCTTGTAACAGGGCGAATGAACGGCGAATGTCACGAATGTCATTTGCTACCAGACGATCCATTGAGTCCAGAGTGTCTTTAGTACCCGGCACTCGGCTACGCAGAGCGTCTTGTGGACGAATGTGTGTTTGAATACCGAATGAAGGGATTTTGAATAAGTGAGTTTTTGAACTCTCACGAGCATCAAAGTTATCACCACGGTCAGAGTAAGACTTGTCACTTGGTAAAGCAACACGCATTACTTTGTCGTCATGTTCCCAAGTAGAGGTATTCATATACTCTACATCCAGAGGGATTAACTCAGTCAGCAGAGAAGGGATGTTAGGGCTGTTCTCTAACAGAGTGCTTGAGAAGTCATGCAGACTGTTCAAGTTACCCAGATCACGAGTTACAGATTTTTGAATTTGGAAACGACCGAATTGAGCCATTATTTAGAATCCTTATTGAGAAATAATAACGGCTATTAGACGCCGTAGAAAGTAGAAGTAACAGCGCCCAGTACAGACTTGACAGCGATGTTTTGTTTTTCGAGTTGTGCAATCAGAGAGTTCTGTTTAGCTGCGTTTAAGCCAGCATCAAAACGTAAGCCTGATTTCTTAACAGAAGCAGCACCACGGAACAGCAGAACCACTTTGTCACCAGCAGTAGTAACAGATACGTCACCACGAACATCACCCAGAGCATCGAAGCCAACTACGACACCAAATTTAGCGCCGTTAGCTACAGCACCATCGTTCGCTGGAACGTTGACTGCATCACCAGTGAAATCACCAGCAACAGGTTGACGGTAAGCTACCAGAGTGTTGTCCCAAATAACAACTTGACCTACACGGTAGGTTTTGGTAGAAGCTTCATCAACGTTTACGTTATGTTGGTAGTTGAAGTTTTCAACCAATGGGAAGATGTCCTGCATCAGAACATCTGACAGAACTGGACTAGAAGTTGCAATAACAGCCATTATTGTTTATCCTTTATAATTAGTAAGGTTTGTTTAATTCTGCTGCGAATGCAGCTTTCTTAACTTGTTCTGGAGACACTTCATCACCAGATGTGGTTTCTTCGAACAGGTCAGATTTTTCTACCAGTTCTTTTTTAGCTTGCAGAGATTTAATCACTACTTCAGCCGCTTCTGGGCTGGTGGCTTTCATTACGAATAATGATTTAGCAACAGTAGTTAATTCTTCAGCAGATACTAAGTCTTTCAGAGTTTCTTGGAATGCTTCAAATTCAGCAGCTTCTTTTTCTTCTTTAGCTTTCTGTACTTGATTACGCAGTTCAACTACTTCCACTTCCAGAGCAGATTTCTCAACTTTGAGTTGAGTAGCTTCTGCTACGGCAGCTTCGTGAGCTTGCTCGACTTGTTCTAATTGCTCGTAGCGAGCTTTTTCTACTTGGATTTTCAAGGGGTCTTCCTCGTTTTGTTGTTGTAAAGATTTCTCGATTTGAGACTGGATAGTAGTGATAGCAATAAAGTCTTCATCACTAATTGTTTGGTTTGGGTTTTCGCTGAGAGACTTCATAATAGTGAACTGAGCTACACGCTCTGTAATCCACTTCTCATGTTCTTTCTCCCAATCGTATTCACCATCAGAAGATTCACGTTCAGCTTTGTTTGCTTCAAACTCTGTTTCAAAACCTAACAGCTTTGTAAGGGTTTCCGCGTCAGAACTCCACATATCAAAGAACTTACGTAAGAATTCTTCCATTGACATTGTTACAGTAATCTGTTCTAATGCTTTCTGTACTTTCACTACGTCAGTTGGTTGGATACCAACATTGGTCCCTTTTGTACAAATTAGTTTGTACCCATTCGCGGCATTTCCTTGGTCTTTAGACACAAGGGCTACATGAGCACCATGTGTATCGAAGTCAAAGTTGAAAAGCTTACGCTTTGCTTTCTGTTTGCTAATTGTCATTTAATTTCCTGCCCGTAAGCTTCACAATAAACGCTCAAGCCTGTGAACGTACCATCCTTCACTTTAGGCCAAATTACATCTTCAGCTAATTCATCTGGTTCAGGGAAGTACCATTCTTGCAACCAAGTGTTCTTGCGAATAGTCACTTGCTCACCTTCTGGATTCTCGATAATAAATTCAACTGGAGAAGTATAAGACTGCTCGATAATGGCTAAGTCAGAATCAAGCATTACGCTGTGCATCAGATTAGCTTTCATGCAGTGAACGTTGAATGAGCGACAAGCTTCGATAACGTCTTGGTCAAAGTAAACATCACCATGTAAGTCTTCTGTTTCTGCCTCAGACTCTTGTGGAGCTAATACAACGAACAATGCTCGACGTTCTTCAACGTCCACAGACTTACGTACCTGAACACCTTCTGGTGTAGTGACATCGCTCTCAATAACTTGCTTATGGTTTTCACTATCACCGATAGCCATGTCCAACAAGTCAGTAAACATTTTGATTAGTTTTTCTTTGTTCATGCAGAATTTGCCATATTTCTTGTAGAGTTAGGATTCTTCAACTGACTTGTACCTGTACCACTAGAACCACCACTCTCACCAACACGGGCTGTGTCAGGGGTGAGCTTAGCTAACAGTTCTTCTTCAGTGAGCTTCTCGATCTCTGTTGTATCGAACCCAGTCATCTTGTGTGCTTGAATAATGATTGACTTATCTTTAACCATCATACCAACACCAGCCATCAACTGAACCACTTTAGCATTGTTCTCTGGGTCAGCTTCATCCAGCTCACCAAACGTCATCACTGGCATATCATCTTCTTCAAGTTTCAGTTCATTAATGTCTGCAAGAGACTTAACAAACTCACGCTCAAATACTGTTTTAATATACATCAGCATACGTTCCATGTAGAAAGCATGGACACTGCGAGAACTATCTGATAGACTGTGTGAACCTGTATCACCTTGACCAACCAGAAGGAAGGAAGCACCTAATACGTTAAGAATATCTTTCTTACGAGCTTCGATTAGTTCAGAGGTTTTATAGGCTTTACTGCCACCATCGACACCCTTCAGTTCAACATCGTAAACGTATTTACCGTTACCTGTTTCACCATGTGTATCTGATCCTAAGAGGATATATGTTTGATCGCCAGCATGAATAGCAGCAGCATTCTTTTGTAATGCTCTGAGTGTTTTTGCTTCTAAGCTCTGATCATCTTCAGCAGCTTTATTGATGTGGTCATTCGGGACACGTAATACAAGGACACCCATTTGTTCAAAGTGAGTCGTTAATTCACTCCAGCGACATTATTCGCTTCTCTATGTTTCCATAAAGTTCAGACTATATCTTCATCCTATAAGGATGCTTCCCATTTCGAGCTACTTAGCCCTACGGCTTACGCCTAGTCGTTACACGTTCTCATTACTGAGCTTCGCTCGGTATTGTCTCCAACATTACTTGGTAAGAGTTTCACCGAATTAGAAAAGTTATTCAATGTGCATTACTACACAAGGGGGCAGTTCTACCCAAGTCCTTGCTCACCCCAACAACCTCATAGCTTGTAATCATTTCAAGCTCTTTCCAAGATTTAAAGCAGTCGTATAGATCTGATTTACCTTGAGGGTTGTTACCTGTACTGTTCCAACTAAACAACATAAACTTTTCTCTACGAACAAATTTATCTGTTAAGTTTTGTACAGTGAAAGGGTTGATATTACTTTGTCCAATAACTGTAGCTGGCATCCATTGATGTAAACCAACTAAGTCTCGCTTCAATACAGCATCATCAAACACCCACTCACGAACACTCTTTTGAGCGCGAGGAGCAAGCTTTGCGTATTTGTATTTATATTTACCAGACCACTTAATACTATCATTCTTTGCAAAGACTTTCTCAAGCCAAGCGAATCCATATTTACGGAATGTGATAATATTTGTGATGGCATCGTACCAACTGTTACCGACGAAGTTCTTGATGTTCCAGTTGAGGAAGGCAGCAAAATCTTTTGACTCTTGACTTCCTGATACACCTGCGATAAACTTTGTAGCAAGTAGGGACTTCGTAAGGAATACTTCACCAGCGGTTAAGCCTTGGCTAACAGCAGAGGTAGAAGCCATCTTATCGTATGTGGTGAGGCTATGAGGAAACTGCAATTCTTTCTTAGCAGATTCTTCAATGTAGCCCCCGATGGCTTTTAGATATGGATTGCCGATCTCCCCTAAGCGAAGACGACTGTCTGAGCTAGAGGGATTAGATTCAGCTTTCTCAATTTGAATTGTTTCTGACATTATCCCCTCAGATTATGAATTAAGGTCATATTGCGCTTTGATTGTGGGATCGTTGAGAGCGGTTAGTTTTGGGACTGTGTAAGTTTTGACACGGCACAGGAAATTAAAACAATCTGCTGTTGTATCAACCCAATCATCTTTGATTTTTCTGCTGCTGCGCCACTTACCGTCTTCGTTTGGTTGAAATTGTTCAAGCTCTCTGTAGAAAGCATTCAGCGTCCTAGTATCAGGAAAACTATCTTCTACTATAAACACCAGACCAGATTGTGCCGCAGATAAGAAAGGTTCAAAGCGAGAAGATTTACTTCTTGTACCAGATGCGGCAGAAGGGTATATTTTAAATCCTTCGGCAACAAACTTCTTGGCAATCTCTTGAAACACTTGCTTTCCGTCTGCTCCGGCATCCTGAGCTAATACTACTTTAGTCTCTCTACCATCATGTTTGGCTTGCAGTAGCATTAATTGGTCTCGCTCACCGGCAGCTTTTCTAAACTTCCCATAAACTTGTTCGTGTTCATCGAAAGTAGTTTTAGCAAAGTCACCATATATGTAGTAAAATCCATTACTGTCTTTAGCCATGTGAATACAAGCGGTAAAGTCTGCGTCTGTATTTTTAATCTTAGGACTATACTCTGTGTTAGCTTTATCCCAAGCTACTACTCTTTGACAACCTTCCGGTAAGGATTTTTTGACCCTTTCCCCATGTTGTCCCCTGAGCCATTTTCTGTCGAAGAATTTTATCTTGTCACTCTCGCTGTGCCAATTTCCGAAAAGCTGGCTGGCTCTTTCATGCTCAGGTAAATTTTGAAGTTCAGACAGATAGCGCGGGTTGAGTCGGATGAGTATTGGGTTATCAAAAATTGTTAGTTGCACAAAGCAAAACTTTTTAGGTGGTACATACATTTGCTCATTAGTGGACGGGTTGGTTATATACACCGTCTCCGGCATGTTTTCACTAAACCATTCTTCACTATCGGCAAATATAAAGTCATTATCTTTTACTACGTACCAACGAATTTGTCCATTCTTAGCCTTATCAACAAAACCCTCATCATCGAGATACCACTTAACTAGGTCATATACCCAGTTCTCCCTGTGGGGGTTACACGTTCCGATGCAAACAGAGTTCATGTTCGCTTCCGAGCGCAAAGTTGTAAGTAAAAATAAAAGAGCCTCTTTCGGGACTTGGGTGATTTCATCCACACCCAAATAGCTAAGTTGCAAGCCGCGCATTTTTTCAGCGTCAGAAAGATTTGAAATAGCTTTGTATCGAATCTTACAACCAGAAGGAAATTGATAATATGGTGGTGGAGATTTGATAGGTCTTGCACCAAGGAGAGGGTAGTATTTGTATGCAGTCTCCCACAAACCACCAGCACCTGTCAATTGGTCATACTGAACACGGACAAACATTCCGTTGAATCGTGGATCATCTCGCCACATTAGAGGTATCTGAGTTATTACTTCAGACTTGCCGCCCAAGTCTCAGTTATGTGTTCGCTAGGCACTTCCACCGTTTCCGGTGTTGTCGGACTATATCTTATGCAATAAAGCATCCCTACGTTTTCATGTCGCTTGACATTACTTTAGTCTCTACACCCACGAATCTAATCGTTCGGCTCGGTATTGCCCTCGTCTATACGTTAGGGTTTCACCGACTTAGCAGGGTTACGTGGCAGCGGTCTATTTACCACGCGAACCACCGATGATCATGAAATCTACTTCGGTAGCTCTTTTGAATACAAGTTCTTGCATTGGAGAACAAGGTCCAATCTCTACAATCTCTTTTGGAGGAGCCTTGTTCGTTACTTTAGGTCTTTTGTTACTCATATTTCTCCTTTTTTATAATGCACTAATTAAATGCACTATAGAAAAGAGCCAGCTATAAAAGCTGGTCTTCATATTCATACACTATAGATAATATCTTAGATAAATTAGAGAGGTACGTTGTCTCTACATAACCGTGCTTCATATCTACTTTCGAAACTACCTTTCTTATAATATCTTTACTTCTGTAGACTTTATTCTCAATGTCCAGTGCTGTATAACCACTAGCAAAATTGAACAAATACATAGGCTCTATATCAAAGGTAGAGTAGCGTCTGATTTCCTTCAAACGCCTTTCCATATTATTTGTAACACCAAACTTTATAACATCGTCAGTTACTTTAAGTATGTAGAATGTTCCTGATTTCTGTGGTTGAAAACCACTTCCACCACATAGAGGACAACCTTTACCTTGAACATGATTGTCTGGTGTTATACTAAATTCACCATGTGTAGGGCAGGTGACAATCACTTTTTGTTTACAGTTCTTGAATTCTGAAACAGTAGAATAGTCGTATAAATCGCCGTGAACTGCTTTGAATTTAAGAATATAACTTTCACGACCTTTGTTGTGAAGATGACCTTTTCTTATATTGAAGCAACTTGGACAACCATGCCCAGACATTAAATTATTTGGCTTTGCTCTGAAAGTATGACCTTCCTTACAAGTCACCTCTATGTGTACAGAAGCTCTCTCGTATTTTGCATTACTAAAATCAAAACCATGTGCAGGGAATTTAGCGTCCAACTTTTTAATAAACTCGTGCAGATTACTTGAAGCCACTTTAGATTTATATTCTCTTAGGCAGTCACAGCATCCAATCCCACCTAACATCATTGATTGAGCATCTTGCCAATATGTGTTGCCGTGCTTGATACAAGTCACTTCGCACTTCTCGTGCTGAGTCAGGTAAACAAGGTTAGAATAGTCTAACTCTATTTTCTGGTTCTCTTTACATTTTTCAATAAATTGTTCTTGTGTAAGACGACGATATTTACCTTTCCGCTTCTCTTTCAATTTAAAATCCTATTAATCAAATACTCCCCGCGCATTGGCGCGGGTCTGTTCACAAACCCAGCACAGAGAATATTTGTTAATAGAATCTCTGTGAACAATTTTTCGTGCCGAAGCACCAAGCCACGCCAATAGCCTGTACAACAAAATGAAATAACCAACGTACTTACGCAGAGGTTGGTTACATATTATAAGGCTTCAATGAGCCAAACAACTTAAGTGCTTTTAAGCAATAACAGATTAACGGACTGCTCTAAGTGCCCCAACGACACATTCCGTCGATTGTTTCACTTTATTTATACACGTTAACCGTAGCCATCGATAGCATCAATCGTGTTATATCTATCCCACAATTAAACTTTTACTCCCCACGAGGGAAACCTTATTACAGGGAAGTAGGCAACCTAAACAGTCCAGCTCTAATTGCTCTATGTGTAGGGTTGGGTCAGCCTTTTTGTTAACACCGGTATTCATTCCTAGTGGAATCTACAGAATGCTAAATTAGGGAGTCTGCCGCTACCAGACCAACACATTATTCACTCTTATAGTTGTCCATGTGTTATGGCGCTTGCACGGATTCCATCTGTATTTAAAGCCCTAGGGAACGTATTCGAGGGCTATCAGCAAACCACATCCCATGTGAGGATGCTGAATTCTTTTAAATATTAAGGACCAACAATATCCACATCTAACCAACCATCATTAATTACTGGAGGCCACTCATCAGAGATACCTTCACCATAACCAACGTCAAGGTCTAAACCCCAATCTTGTTCTTTCATAATTCCTCCTTATGATTTCTTAGCTTTAGCAGCAGCCTTCTTCACAACAGGCTTAGCTTCTTGAACAGGGGCTTCTACTGTTGTGTCAACCACTACTTCCGTAGCCTGTTCTGCTTCAATTGTAGCTGCTTCTACTACGTCTGTCAAATCTTTTTCGATTACAGACATCATAAATACATACTTTCTATCGAAGATAAATGTTACACGAAGTAATGTGCTAACAATACTACGAATATCATCTTCTGTCAAATCTTTTGCATTGGCTACAACGTAATCTACTACTTCATGTAACTGAGCAAATCGAATAGTATTACCACCAACACTATAATCGGTGCTAACATTGGTAAACATTTTTCCATTAATTTCTTTCCAGAAATCAGCATATGTTCCATTCTTCACTGCTTCATAAATTGCTGGCAAGAAGCTACTCACGCCATGATAAGTTAAATTCTTCATTGTGTTTCCTGTGTAAATTACATTCTCTTAAAAATAAAAGCCCCGTTACGACGAGGAGAGGTGTGCAGAGGAGGATGCACCATCGTAACGGGGAAGGAGGGAACACATCACTGTGTTTTATTTTAATCGCTACCTTATGGTGATAGCTGGAGGAGAGAAGTAATGAAAATTGGTTACTTGCGGGAATGTAATTGAATTAGCTTACAGCGCCAAATTTAACAACTACACCTTCGTATGTTTCTTCTTGTGTATCAGCCATGTCATCGACATCTGATTGCTTAGCTCGTTGAAGCTCCACTTTCTCATTGTGGATAAGAAGCTCAAACCATTTACCGCTGAGGTAAACGTGAATCTTGATAGCTGCTCCAACATCACCGCGTTCTTCTAACGTAGCTGCAAGCTCTTGTAATTTCTTTAAGGATTGGGGACCGGCTAGTGACAACATAGATTCTAATTTAGCCTTAGAATGCTTACCTTTACTGCCAGTAGGTCTCCCATTTCTATTTCCGCTAACTCCTTTGCGGAACTTGCCTTTGTCATCACGAATTTCGTCTGTCATATTATATTCCTCTTACATCCACTAATGTATCATTGACTTCTTGATTTGTCAAGAGATATTTAATTTAATTATCAAAATATGAATAATAGAAGTCAGAATGACTCTCAGAATGTAACGATGGGCTTGCCCCTTCAGAGCAGTTTTCTAATGTAAACGTAGGAGAGTATTGCTTTTCTTTTGATGCGTTGATACAGCTATTACAAAGCCCTACAAGCTCATCTGAATTGGGGTATGTACGTTTCTGTTCGCCTGTATCTAATAAGCGATTACAAGCCATGCAGCGGCTTATAAACCCTGTGATTGATCTATTTGTCATATTGTTATTCTTCTAGCATGTGATTGTTAAAGGGCTTGACCAAGGACGTAAGTAATCTGGTAATGGTTTACCAACATCAATTCGGTCTTGGGTTATTTTAAATTTATCAAGAACAGGAGAATCCGATAGTAACCACTCCGATATTGTAGGATTCTTGATTGTTGTAGTTTCTTTCTTAAACACTAAATTCAAATGGTCTTTAATAATTAATACTTGCTTTGCATCCAGCATAGATGGATCACCAATTTCTAATAATCCTTGTAACCAATAACAGAAATTCTCTGGGGTCATAATGTTTCCTTTTGTTTGAATAGGCAATGAGCTGGCAACCTCAGCGGTTACGCTAAGCCGGAAAACCTTCGGGCTTACTTTGCAACGTTACTTGCGCATTCAGCTCATTCGACTATAGACTTGTGCTTACCTCTCACTCTGGCGTTCCACAGCAGCAAACTGTGTTGATCTGTTGAGCAAGTCTATATGCGAATAAACTCACAGTAAGAACCACTTACTTACGGTTGTGACTCCGGCAACTCCTTTAGTGCTTCTCAGCTAACGCAATATCCGTCGAAAGTTGCTCTACTCGGATACTACGCCAATGTTACCAACGCTGTGGTTAGCAGCGGCATCATAACATTAGGGACTCATTGTTAATTAATCGAATTTCACATTCCAAATTTTACTTTAAAATAACTACCACACTGATTACGATAATGCAAGTTAAGCACTTCACGTAATTGTTCATAATTGAGAGAACAAACACGAGCAATCATTTCGTTATGTTCAATCCCCCAATTGTGTTCATTGTAGCGTTGATATGACGGATGCGTCAACAACATTCTAATTTTATTAGCAAGTTTACGAATCTGTGTCTTGCTTAGCTTTTTCAAATTCATGTGTATTCCTTATTTGTGATATAAAAAAGAATAACACATGATTCTTATTTGTCAATAGCTAATTTGAAATTATTTTACATGAGGTAAAATCTTACCATCATTTAACGCTGTTTGAAACTTATTCCAGAAACCTTGCACACGAGAGTAATACAGCTTACAACACAACCCGTAATGCTCCCAAGCAAATTCTCTAAACCAACCAGAAGTAATGCTCGTACACACTTTCATCAAGCTATAACGCCACACTTCATGTTCTTTCACTTCTGGATCATCAATATGAATTAAGCTGCGTTCAATAGCCAAAACCATAGCTTCTTCCAGAACTGCATTGAGCTTTGTATCCAATGATTGTTGTTCAAACAACTTCTTACAGGTTTTAACTTCTCCAACCAGAAAGCTCTTATAAGCTGGCTCATTCTCAATTGCCACAGCTTCATGGATACTATCATGGTCGTAAATATATTCAACACCTTTTGTGTCGAAGAATTCTTCCTTGCTTTTATCCAAGCTCGGATGATTGTAGTAATACGTTTCTTTCTCACGCTCTATAAACCACTCAGAAAGCTCTGGTGGGATTTTAGCTCCTACCCTACGTAAGTCTTGAATGTCTTTCCAAGTCTTCTCAAAATGCGGGCTGTTGCGTAAAAACCTATGTGACATCTTCAATGTGTAAGCTAAGTCAATCTTACTTACTTGATGTTGTGTTAATATCTTCAACAAGCTCTCAGCAACACTACCTTTCACAGCTAACTCAACTTCAAGTATATCACCTGACGGATGTTTTAATACAAACGACTTTCTTACAGGATGACCACCGTCAATCACCTGTGCTGTGGACCATTGATGTTCTTTTAATATTTCTGCAAATCTTTCTTCTGTACAAATAATATCGTAATCTGACTTAAAGGAAGGTTGACGTACACCTGATGCACCATCCAATAAACGACTTCCTACAGTGATTTCTTGTAACATCAACCTCTCCTTCTATTTCAGATTAACAATGTTGGCTGGAAGCCATCCAAGCGTAAGGTGTTTCACTTTCCTCATCACTAGAAGCATCCCAGTCTTCTGTGAATGTACCACCCATACCGTATGTTAAACTGAAACGTAAATCGAAACGATGTGTTTCTGCTAAAACTTCCGCTTCAGCAATGGCTGCTTTAGCTAAGTCCATCAAAGCATCAGCTTTCAGCTTTGGAGTTACATCTTGGAAATCCAGAATCTGTTGGATTGTTTGTGTTTTCTTACTCATTTACTTTCTCCTTTAAGTTAACAGCGTTATTGCTGTGGTGTATATTCTACTGATTTAATTCTTATTGTCAAGAGTTATTCTGAATAAACTTCTAACATCTTCTTGTTGTATTCCTTCACCCAGCCATATGTCAGGAAGAAATCTACGAAGTAGATAATGGCACTAATCACCACCAAAGGTGGAATGAACAAACCTAATACAAACACTAATGCTCGAAATACAAAGTGTGTTTCTTCTCCTACATACCAGCAGTGTAAGCCTACCACGCCAAATAGAAAACCTAATATGTATGCTACACCAGTAGACTTCTTATTTAATTCATATAAAGCTAATTGTTTTGTGTTCATTATTCTCTCCTATAACTTCAAGTACTTTTTCATTAAAGTTTTTAACTTACCTAAGTCATCCGATACTAGATCGGACTCAGTGATGCAGTCAAAGTAATCATCTATGTGTGTTTCTACCATAACCAAGAAAGCTCTGGTGTTGTTTCTATGAATTATTTCAGTAACAGGAATAACCTGATACGGACCAACATAATGCCCAGAAATTAGTTTACATACATTGATTGGGATATTAACTTCAAAAGAGGTAATATCCCAATTGTCATGGCCAAACGGCATAGCTAACGTCTTACTCTTATACATTTAAACCTCCTACAATCAATTCTAAGCCATTTTAGACATCATTGTGTCTAAATGTATTCCATAACATCTAAAATGGCTATCCGTGTGTCCTATGAGCTAATACTAAGCTATGTTTGTGTTGTTGTCAAGAATTATTTTGTTAATTAAACTGATTCATGGATTTTTCGTAACTTTCTATTGAAATTTTACCATGAGTCTGAAAATACTCTTTAACGTAAGAATCCACATCAGCATACCCTTGTCCTTCGATAAAATCAATGAGCTGCTTACCTGACCCATCAAAAACAGCCACTATTTGCCGATCTATTTGTTTCAGACAAAGCCCTGTCGTAGCCAATTCAATCGGTATCCCAAGCTCATCCATAGCATTACTGTAATACCCCCAACTGGCATCCACTTCAAAACCATAATCCCAGTCAACATCATCATGCCTGAGAAAATTCAGATCAGCGCATTTCCATTTGATAAACTCTGGTAGCTCTTTTATGGAAAAGTTCGGTTTGTCTTTGTTCAGTAAAGGGTTCTTTTTAGAAATACCAAAAGCTTCAACTTCCAGCATGGTTTCTTTGTCTGGTAACTCACAGTAAACTACCTCATCAAATTCCTTGTCCCGTTTGTGAGTTTTCAACCTATCTATAATTTTAGTGGTAGAACCAATGTACACTAACTCGCCTTTATTTTTAAGACAATAAACATAATATTTAGTCATTCTATTTTCCTATCTCAAATTAAACCAATACTTCTTTCATACTCATAATCAGGTTCGCTGAATTCAGGTATGTAACCACTCATGTCCACAGGAACATCCAACAAATGACTTGGTACTGATTCCTTACCGGTATTAACCACATCAAATATAGAATCAAACTTTGTGTAGTTCAGCCTGTTGCCACCACCGTTGAAGTAGTCAATGTATCCATGTGTTTTCCATTTCTGCACGAAACGAGTTACAGTCTTTTTATCTACACCAACAGCATCAGCTATCTGCTGATAAGTTTCATAGTAACCGTTCTTTGTGATGAAATATACATACCTAGATCTCATGTACACAAACAAAACCTTATCAAGAATTGTGATCTCTACTTCTTCTGGATCTCCATCAATGAATACACAACGAGACAGAGTGTGCCTCTGTTTCAGTATGTTGTGGTGAAGTTGTACGAAGCTTGGTTCTTTATCTTCTTTCTTTTTCATTTCTATTCCTAAAGTTCTAATGTATCTCTACATCTTTTCTATTTCTCTAAGCTTAACCAAACAGTTAACAATAAAAGCCTGACGGCTAAGCTCACCCCTACGACTATCTATCCACACAAGAACGTGTTTAGGTAGTAATAATTCCATAATAATCTCCTACTCTCTACTTGATTAAATTAATTATTCTATCTTTCTTTTCTTTGTTTCTTTTTATCTTACTTCTATCTTACTAATGGAAGGTGCAAAATGTCTTATCTCTGTGGACAAATTGTCCTACCTGTGGTGACAGAATGTCTTTTCTATGAAGACAAAAAGTCTATTCCAGAAAGGACAAAAAGTCCTCATTACCTCATCTTTTCCTGAATAAACTCATCAACAAGAAGTGCTATATGCTCACTATCCGCCCACTCCGACCAGTCGATAACACTCCAAATCAAAGCAACCTGCTCAACAGGAAGCTCGTAATGCTCAGCAATCTGTTTAATCATTTCTTCATCTTTCATTGTCAATCTCCTTTGTTAACCTTTACTCTAATATCTTACCACACCTGTATATCATGTCCACTCAGATGCGATGAACAACCGATTCCACAAGACCAAACGCAAATCTCTAAAATTGCGTTTACCTCAACAGCTATACACATTACACCGAATAAATAATGTTGTCAACCTATTTCTCATTTGACAAATTCCACAAATACCTATTGACAACCAATCAACAACACTGTAATCTGTGCAGACATTAACACATATGAGGAGAAAATTAATGTTTAAATCAATTATTTCGTGGTGGAAAAATCAATTTCTTGCTGAAGGTGAGAGTCAAATTAAGTATCAGGAAGATGTAAGTGTTAAAGCTACACTGCCAGACTTACCTGAGAATGTACTAACTAAATCTCAATATTTGGGTAGTAGTCTCAAAGGTGAGGAATTTTATTTACGCATTAAACTAGGTGTGGATACTTTCAGTCTATATGGTAACAATAATGAATTACTTGATAGACAACTTAATGTCCCAGTAGCTACACTGCTGAAAGTAATCAAGCAAGCTTTTGACGATGGCGGTATTTACTTTCCAACAAGAGATCTGGAAACTGGAACAGTTACGGTAAAGTACAAAGAGAAACGGTTGTTAGATTTGGTGTTTAGTACAGAATCCTCGCTCCTGCGTTTCAGTAATGACTTAGTGTACGTGAATTGCCCTATTCGGTTCCCAGAAAGTTTGAATTTCTTAACGCAAGACGAACATTTCTGGATTAGTCAGTATTTCCACTATCGTCTGAGAACCTTATGTGAAGAAAATGAAGAAAAACGTCGAGCAGCAACAGAGTTAGAACTACAGGAGTTATTAAAATGATCAAAATTGATGAAGACATCTTAGCGACAATTGAGAGTATTGCTGAGAATACGATTGGTTACGAAGTGTATCTTGGGGGCGGTCTTTGCCGCGATGTGTATCTTGGTGTAAAACCAAAGGACATTGATTTATTCTTTGTCCCAGTTGAGAATGCACCTCAATACTTGTTATATGACACACATCGTAACTTACAGTATAGTTATCGAATGGAAACAAACGAGACACAATCTCTGTATCAACGAGGTGTTGAACAACTGATTGGTTTTAAAACTCCATCGTTAGCGGTGCCTGAGCTTCAGTTTATCGTGTATGGGACAACGTTGACAGCAGAAGAACTCACTGAAGACATGGATATTGGTATTTGTCAAATCATGTATCACATTTTCTCTGGTAAATTCTACGTATCTGAGAATTTTAAGAAAGATGTTGCAGCTAAAGAGATCCGCTGTTATCATAAGTACGACAAATACCGCATGATTGAACGATTTGACAGAATGCAACGTAAGTTTCCAGACTTTAAGTGTGTTGGTAAACCTACGGTTGGGTTTAATGACTTCATCGAATCACCAATCGAAGTTATCAGCAGTGTTTATCGTAAGATTAAACCGCGTAAAGTTAGTTGTAGTAGTGGATACTGACGTAATCCACATTTAAACGCTCTAGGAACGATTATAAGCGATTATTTTATTTATGGCTACGTATGTATGACTTTATGAATATAATTGATTGTAGGCGTTTATAGGGCGGTTATAATTGATTTTAACAGGAGGATTGAGGTAATGAGTAAACAGATGGTTCGAGTAGAGCTGACAACACTTCAAACAGAGGGCAATGTTCCGGATTTAATTCTTGAACTGCAAGAGTTAGTTACACAGTACGGTAACACATTGGACTACGAGGTTGAAACACGGTATTCTTGGGGTGATGAGTATAAAGAATTTGTAGTTTATCACAACAGAGAAGAAACTGATGAAGAATATCAAGGGAGACTGGGGAGAGAAGCGTATTATGTTAAAATGCTAGAAGAAAAAGAGAAAGCCGAGTATGAACGCTTGACTATTAAATTTAAGAAACCAAGTTTTTGAGGGGGATGAGAATGAAACCAATTAATCGTAAATTTACCCCAGAAGTAGGTATGGCTTTAGCAACTAAAGATGGTCAGCGTTGTGGGAATGCTTTTATTATTAAAGAAGAAGATGAGAATTACGGTGGTGTAGAAACATTTCACTTGTTCCATGTGTTAACTGATTTCGGCAATGTAATGCGACTGACTGAGAACGAAGTCATTGAATTATTTGATATTGCTGATTGGTGGTGCGAGGAAGTAACATTTAGAGGGTTCTCTACTATGCCTAACCCTAAATGTCCTGTAGCGAGAATTAAACGTCAGATGCAATTGTTGACAGAACTATTGGAGGAATTGGAATAATGGCAACACCAAATACAAAACGAGATGAGAAACAATCATCTAATGATTTATATGTTACACCTGAAGAAGCTTTGGATGCTATTTGGTCACACATGCTGAAAGATGTTTTACGAAGTAAATCAGTATTAGAACCTTGCGCTGGTATGTTAGATATTGCTGATTATTTAGAGAGTCAAGTGATTGATGCGAAAATATATGTGAACGAATTACATCCAGTTAAAGGGGTTTATTACGACAACACTGTAGATTTCTTATCCGAAGATAACGGTATAGGCAAACACGATCTTATTGTAACAAATCCGCCTTATAACAAAGCTGCGGAGTTTATCCTGAAAGGCTTTGAACATGCAGCCGTTCAATGGCACTTTTTAAGACTATCGTTTTTAGAAGGACAGAAGCGATTTGATAACTTATTTAATTTAGGTAAATTATCGGATGTTTATGTATTTACTTACAGAGTGAGTTGTCCTAAAGGTGTATATCGTGAAGAAACCGCAAATAGTGTGTGCTATGCTTGGTATCGGTTTGATAATAAATACTGTGGTCAACCCCGATTACACTGGTTAACTAAAGGAGAACAACATGCAAGACAACATTTATTCCTACGACAATCACAACGGATTTGACCTTGTTGTAGAAGTTGCAGGTAATTACGAAGAAACAGCTTATGTTGGATATGTGTATTATAAGAATAATCTTAAATACAGAACACCAATACGCTGGAATGGAGAACGTTGTAGACAAGAGATTATTGATGATCTGGAAGCATATCTGGATAATTTCGGCGCAGTCTATTGACAAATAGGAATTTAGTGGTAGTATTGAATAATGATTAATTATTGAGGAGAGAAATTATGATTAAAAATTTATGTATTATGATTCCGCTAGGTATTGTGCAATTAATGGCATTAAAACTTGGTTGGTATTTTGCAGCAGGTATGGTGCTAGGGGCTGCTTATCTGGCTGGGGTTTACTTTGGGGAGAAAGCATAATGCTCTATGAATATCAAACAGATTCATTCATTCTTGCTGTAGAACAATGGCTTGAGCAATTTCGTGGAGGTAATCCTGTGGATGATAATTTGTTAACACAAATTGACCCAGATTATTTAGCTTATGTTCATTTATCAAGGCAGTATGAATCAGTTCTGCGAGCTAAGACAAAACCTACTAAGGTTTTATTATCTGATTTTGAATTAGAAACGTTACAGGAGTTTTTATGATGTGGTTAAATCATCTACGTTTTACTTTATGTGTTTTATTGGTGTTATTTGTATACGTACCTGCTGGGCTACTTATTAAGTTGATTCTGTGGAGTGACAGAGAATCAATTATTACCTACGCAAAACATTTGGTATCAGAAATGAAAGAAGATATTTATTTCAAATAAGGAGTAGTTGAATGACTTTAGAGCATAGCACGAATGCTAAACAACGTGTTCGTCGTACACGCAAATCCAAAGATGATGTTCGTGCAGACCGAGTGAACGAGGGTCAGCGTCAGATTAAGGAAAAGTTCTTAGAAGAACGTAAACAAGTGAAACCTGTTCAAGCTAAGAACGAATTCCAAAAGAAAGTTCTTCGTGCGTTAGCTACGAAACAAGTTATTGTAATTAGTAGCCCAGCAGGAACCGGTAAAAGTTTACTAAGTGTTGCTACAGCATCTGACGCTTTAATGCAAGGTAAAACAAACAAGTTATTCCTTGCTCGTCCTGCTGTTGGTATGGGGAACACATTAGGTTTCCTTAAAGGGGATTTACGTCAGAAATATGAACCATATCTAATGCCGCTGATTGAGGTTGTTAAAGACCGATACGGTATCGGTGTATACGAATCAGGTCTGAACACAGGAACGATTGAACTACTGCCTTTTGAATACCTGCGCGGTCGCAATATTTCAGGCTGGGCTGTAGTTGATGAAGTGCAAGGGTGTAGTGCTACAGAATTATATTCAATTCTTACACGTATTACTGAAGACGGTAAGTTGATTCTCCTTGGAGATAAGACACAATCTGATGTGAAAGGTAAAGACGGTCTTACTTGGTTGCGCGAGTTTGTTGCAAGGCACAACCTGTGGGACACTGTAGAGTTCATTGAAGGTGACAGCGAAGATATTGTTCGTTCAGAGTTCGTTAAACGCATTGTGCAGGCTCGTGAGAACGATACAGGTAATTATGCTAATCACTGGGAAGAAGGAGAAACACAATGAGTGATAAACCAAATAAAGATGTTGTATACGCTAAACCTTTAGCTTTCGAGTTCACGTATTACCTGTCTGACATCGTGCAAGACTCGCATGAGTACCATGAATTCTTACAGCTTCTTGATACGGCCACAGAGAATGATACAATCCGTATTATTATTAATAACTACGGTGGTGAAGCCGGTACGTGTGTTCAGATTGTGAATACAATTCGTGAATGTAAAGGTCATGTAATTGGTGTTCTTGCAGGTGAAGCATGTAGTGCTGCTGGTATTATCTTCATGGCTTGCCATTCTCAGGAAGTTGGTCAGCATACAATGTTAATGATCCACCAAGCAATTGGAGGAAATTATGGGAAGCTCAGTGATGCACCTTCTCGTATTCAGGCAGAGTTGGCAAGAACTAAGAGTTTATACAACGATGTGTTTGAATTTTTCTTGACACAGGAAGAAATTGATTCTGTGTTGGAAGGTAAAGACTTTTGGCTGAATGATCCGGAAATTATCAAACGTCTTGAATCTCGTGCTGAGAAACTTCAGAAACAACACAAAGAAGCTGTAGATAAAGCTCAACAAGACTTCCTAGCCTCAATGGAAGCTGATGAATTACCAGAAGCAATTCTGAAGAAACTATCTAAGCTTCAACTAATCGCTTATATTCAAGGTGATATTATTGTTGAAGTCGGAGAGGACGGCGAGACATTTGAGATTATTGAAATCGAAGATGAAGAACCTCCAAAATTACATTGACAATAGACAATTAGTTTGATATGATAGCCGCTCTACTGGTGTAGGCGGCTTTTATTTTATGTGGAGGATGTATGAGAAATATTGCGGTAATTTGTAAGATAAGGAGACTCGTCAGTCATGCTAGTAAAGAATAAAACTTTATATGAAGGTAAAATTTTCAAAAGTAAAAGATGTGGTGAATTCGTAATATCAGAATACCATAATTATGACGATGTAGTAGTAAAATTCTTAAAAACAGGGTTTTGCATAAGAACTGATTTTTCTGATGTTAAAAGGGGAAGTATAAGAGACCCGTATTTCCCTACAGTGTGCGGGGTGGGATTCTGCGGTGTCGGACCTTATTCTCCGAGTTATACGAGGCTTGGTAAATCTAGGACAACATCGGCATATACAGCTTGGCGCAATAGAATAAAAGATTGTTATACGGATACTAAATCTAAACATCTATACATAAACGCAACAATTTGTGAAGAGTGGCACAATTTTCAGAATTTCGCTAAGTGGTATTATGACCAAGAAAGACTATATGGTAAAGGTGGTTGTGTAGATAAGGATTTACTACATTTGGGGAACAAACACTATAGCCCAGAAACAGCAAGATATATACCCAAAGCAGTAAATGTCTTGTTTTCAGGTACATCTAAACACATAACTGGTGTCTGTTTCTCAAAGTCAAGAAGAAAATTCATAGCGCAAATACACAAAGGGACTATAACAAGCAAAGGCAATAGAAAATCAAAAAATTTAGGGCAATTTGACTCGTATGTGGAAGCTTCTAGTGTTTACAAGGTGGCTAAAATAAATCACGTAAAAGAAACTGTCATTAAATATCAAGAGCAGTTACCTCCTGATTTATTCTTTAAATTATATACCGGTACAGAAATTTATGTAGATTACTATATGAATGCTTACGGGGGTGATTTGTGAGAAATATTGCAGTTTTGTGTAACAACCGTACCGAATGGAGGTTGTTCGTAGACACATTACAGTTTACACTTTCTAAGGAGAATCTGCCATACAAAACTGTCGCAGAAGCTATGGTAGATTTAACAAAGCAAGTGAAATATGTCTATATTAATAATCACTGGTCAAGTATCCCGAAGCTACGTGGTAGAGAGTGGTACGGAGTTACGAATATGGCTGGGTTTATTGATGGTGATTTAAATGAAGCTTTAAATAGTATGATCAGAGAGGAGAAACAAAATGGCTAAAATTATCGTAATGAATTCTCCCGCTTTTAGTGGGAAGGATACTGCTGCTGACTATATTGCTGAGAAGTATGATGCACAACATCTTCGATTCAAAGATGGCTTGTACAAAGTGGCTGCTATGGTGGCAGGGATTACCGAGTTTCAAATGAAGCAGTTAGCTACATTCCGACCAACCAAGGAAACACCATCTCACTATTTCTCAGTAGGGGGTGAACAAGCTAGTCCTCGACAATGGCTGATCCATTGCTCTGAGAATATTGTAAAGCCATTATTAGGTAAAGACTTCTTCGGTAAGCAATTAGCTCAGTCAATTACATCTGACTTAGTGGTGATCTCCGACAGTGGTTTTGAATCAGAGATTGTTCCACTACTGGAAGCTGGACATTACGTTTGTGTTATCCGTATTGAACGTGAAGGTTATACTTTTGCCGGTGATAGTCGAAACTATTTACCGACATCACCATTATATCACACATTCTTGGTGAATAACAATGGAACATTGGAACAGTTCTTGAATAAAGTGGGAAATATTGTGGATGATGTGGTAGGAATCAGTGGAACAAGTGGAGGGGTGGTATGACTAAGACTGTATGTGGGGTAGGGGTAAACGATGTTGGTCAAAATTATAAACATGAATATATTGAAGGTAAGAGACATGTAGTGTGGGTTTGCCCAG